AATGTGGCAACAAAGAAGTGTAAGGTTGCATATCATAATTCAGAAGACCCATACTCAGAGATACAGAAAAGAGTGTATGCAGTGGCACAACATTATGAGATTAAGCAAGAAGAATTGCATGACTTATATATCTCATCAGGTAGAGAGCATGAGATACTATTGATGATTGGTGAGTATGGCACAGTTAATGAAGAAGCCATACAGATAATAGAAGAATTTGTTAAGACTGAAGAAATTGATTTATTGATATTTGACCCACTTGCAAATCTACATACATCTACAGAGTCAGTTGAGAACTTTAGAACTCTTGCAAAGACACTGAGCCAATTAGCAGATAGATGTAATATTGCAATTGAGGTAGTTCATCACACTAGGAAAATACAAGCAAACCAAACCAATGTATCACCTGAAGATGCAAGAGGTGGTAGTTCACTGATAGGTGCTGTAAGAAGTGCAAGAGTCTTAAATAGAATGAGCAAAGAAGTCAGTGAACAATTAGCTATAGATAATCATGTAGATTACTTCAAGATTGAACCTGCAGGTAAGAACAATCTATCAAGACCACTTGACCAAATAGTTTGGTATAAAAAGACAGGTGAGTTCCTACCCAACAATGATGAAGTTGTTGTCATTGAAAGTTACACACCACCATCTGCATTTGAGGGAATATCAAAAGACAAGATAGTCAATTTAATGAACTCCATCAGAGATTGCCAAATATATCTTCTTACTAATATCAGAGCAGTCAAAAATGATTACAAGATGTCAGTGCATGAGTTTATAGCAGACTTCTTAGACTTTGACATCAATGCACCTGCAATTAGAAAAAGAGTATCTAGTATGCTCAAGGTGTGGATTGAAGAAGATGTACTAAGAGAAGAAACAATTGATGCACATAGAGTAGACCCAAAAGCATATAGAAAAGGTCAGACAACTAAGTTCATTGCATTAGGGGAAAACAGGTTGTGAGAGAATCTTACAAAATATATCCATGCACAAGAAACAGCATAAAACCATTCTTGATTGATAGGCATTATGCAAAAAGAATACCAAGTGTTTCCTATTCATTTGGGTTGTATTTAAATAATGAACTAGTGGGGGTGATAACTTATGGGTTGCCACCATCACCCACTCTCTGTAGAGGTATTTGTGGTAATGAGTTTACAAATGATGTACTAGAACTCAATAGATTATGTCTAAAATATAACAATAAAAATGAAGCATCTATGCTTGTGATGGGTAGCATGAAATTTCTAAAGAAGCCAAAAATCATAGTGTCTTTTGCTGATACAGAACAAGACCATTCAGGTTATGTATATCAAGCCACCAATTTTATTTATACAGGATTATCTACAAAGAGAAGTGAGTGGGCAGAAGTGGGAAAGAACACTCATAGTAGAGGTATTACAGGTAGGTATACACTTGAAGAAAGACAGTCAAATCCTGATAGATTTTATCAAAAAGAGAGGTCACAGAAGCATAGATATATTTATTTTTGGGCTAATAAGAAGCAGAAAAAGATTTATTTAAAGAACTTAAAATATAAAATATTTGATTATCCTAAAGGCAATAATGTAGTTTGTGTGTAGTAAAATAGGGGTGTTTTTACTACTACAAAATGAGGAAAAATGGTAAATGTGGGAAAAGTGCAGAAAAATAGCTGAAAGCCTTACTGACTGTAGTATTGCTAAATGTGTATGTAATGTTGTGTGTAGTAGCTATATTATATATAGCACTACATACTACTACACACACATGTATGTGAGGTACAATTGAAGTTGTCAAGAGGTAGAACAGAACACCATGATTTCTTTGATAGAAAAGGTGGTCAGAGAGTAGGAGTTAAAGCATATCAGAATCAGTCATTTTGGGACACCATAGAACAGTATCTATTGTTGCAAGAAAAGTATGATGAGATATATGGATTTAATGGATTGCCTAATTTGGTTGAGAAAGATATGGCAGAGAGATTTGATTCAGCAATTATGAAATTTGCTGTAACAATAAAAAGAATGGATGAGTATAATTATAAAAGTTATGTCAAAGAATTATCAATGAGAAAAGAAATTTGTGTAAGGGGATTAGAAGCTATGAGAAAATATGTTGAAGATAATAAGTTGTATGAGTTGCCTGAAATTTGGGTTGGTGATGCTGATGGAAAAACTATAGGAATAATTAAAGAAGAAGATAAATTATTGTATGCAAAAAACAAGAGAAGTGATATTGATTGTTTTTATACAATGTCAGAGATTATGGCAATGGTCAGAGATTATAAAATGACTACCATGATAAAAGAGCAACTTGATAAAGCTGACATAAGGGAAGCTAAAGTTGTAGATGTGCAACCAAAAGAAGATAAGGATTATTTCAATGACAAAGTCCCCTTTTAGATATAAAGAGTTAAAAGAACCAAGTGAGTTCTTAACACAATGTGCTTCTATTTTAAAAGATAGAGGTAATGAGTATGGAACACATTATGATTTGTTTCAAAGAAAAGCAAAGAGATTTAGTTTTGCATCAGGTGAAAAAATAACACCATCAACTGTAGCTAGGATGATGGCAGAGATGAAGTTGGCAAGATTAGATTTGAACAATTATGATGAGGATAGTTTGGTTGATTGTATTAACTATCTTTGCCTATATGGTTCTTGCATGTCAATGGAACATGTCCAACAAGATAAAACATTAAATAATAAAAAGGGAAAAACTGTAGCAGATATTGATTTCTCATCAATACTGAATAAATCAATTAGTGACTGATGATAAAATATATCAAGTCAGATTTAGGCACAGAAGAAAGAGTAAGTGGTGAAATCTATAAGGATGAACCTACAGGTTTAACAGCGGGTTCAAAACTTAGAAGAAGAATCATGTCCCAAACTTTAATTGATAGATATTATCAAAGAGGTTTGATTGATTCTAAACAATATAATACTGCTCAATACTTATTAACAATCCATTCTAAAGGGGCAAGACCATCATCAATGAAGTTTGATGCTAAGGTTGATGGCTCTATAAGTTCTTTTGATGGTGATAATATTGCATTTTCAGATTACATAAAAGCAATGAGTAAGCTACCAATTAATATGTTTAGAGTGGTGCAATGGGTTGTGTTTGAGGGGTCAACAGCTACAAGTCTTGATGCTAAGGAGTACCACAATAGGAGGGTTAGCATGAATAGGCTCAGAGATGCTTTAAACTTCCTTGCTAATCATTTTGGTATTTCTTGATGGGGCATAGAAATAAAAAAGTAATTAGTGGGATAATGGCAGAATTAGAGGTGCAATTAGAATTTACAGAAGACCCTGAATTGCTTGTCTTTATACCATTGCTTGGACTTGGAATGGTAGATATTGTTACATTAAATAGAGTTACAGGTGAATTTAAGGCATATGATGTAAAGGCAAGAAGTTTTAGAGAGTCTGATTATGTAACTAAAGAGGGTTATCATAAGAGGACAAAAGGTAAATTAATTCATAGGACAAGGTCAGAGGAGCAGATGAGATTGGGAATTGAAATTATTTACCCAAAAGAAAAAGGGTAGCTAGGAGTGAACTACCCTTTTATAGGTTTGATTATTCAGTAGTATATAAACAGTTTCTAAAACTTGCCATTGTTTGAGCAGAGTCCTCAACATCAGCTACTAAATAATTAGGTTTAGGTTTTTTATTTACCCATTCATCAAACCATGTCATTGCATCATCTTTCAATTGAAAGAGAGTTGTGACAGGTTTGTGGTAGGGTTGATGTCTATGAAATTGATTGTCTTTATAACAAACAAACATCTTATCTTTTTCTTGAAAAAAGATTGTAAATTGCTCATATTGATATAACAACATTGTGTACCTCACTATAAGTTAATAATAATTGTAATAATTATAGTCCAATTTAATTAGGTTGTAAAGACTGTTGATTTTTTATTTAAATTAAATTATAAAATACAAATGGTTAAACAATTAAAAAATGATGATAAGCAGATTATAAAAAGACCAAGAGGAAGACCAAAAGGTACATCACCTACATTCTCATCAGTTATTTTGGTAAGAAATAGTATTAAAGAAGCAATAGATGAGTGTGAAAAGAGGGGTAGACCATTGCCCCAATTAATTGCAGATGAAATGATTGAAACAGGTCAGGTCAGTAGAGTTCTTGGTAATCTTGCTAGATTCTTACCTGCTGAACTCAATATATCAGTGGGAAATGACTTCAGCACTGCCTTACAAGAGGTAGAGCAGAGGATGGCAGAGCATAATAAAATAATTGAACATGATATTATTGAAGATGATGAGGATAGTTAGACCTATTCAGTAGTCATATAAGTTATTGATTTAATTATATAAATAAAAATATATAAAAAAATGATATACCCCCTCCTTGCAAAATATGGGGGGGGGTAGGATAATTGTGATACCCCCCTCATAAAAAAATGTGGATAAAAATAAATATACAATTAATATTTGACTATATTCTCAGATGTGCTATATTGGTATCATTATTAATTAGGAGTAAAACAAATGAAAAAATTTTATGGTAGCGTACAAAACAGAATAATAGAAGACACAGGTTTCCCTGCTGACTACAAAGTAGAAGTTGGTTCAGGTGCAACTAAATGTGGTTGGTCAGACAGATACCCTTATAGTGTGTGTTCTGTTGATGAAAATTGGAACAATAAAGGTTATGAAATTATTGGAATCCAAGCAGATGATTATAAGAGAATTGATAACAATGGGATGAGTGAAGAACAAAGTTATGAATATACACCTAACCTAAATGGATGTGTAGCATACTTAAAATCTTCTGTTGTAACTACAGAAAAAGGTGACTTTAAAATCTACGATACTGTTGAATGGTCTGAAAAAGCTAAGAGATGGGTAAAAGGTCATGGTAGTTATGGTCTAGGTTTCAGAACTAGGTATTTTGATTATTCATTCTAATCAACTAACAGACCCACCCTTGTGGTGGGTCACCATTATTAACTAACTAGGAGTACATACAAATGCAAAATTTTTACAAAAACAAAGATGATAAAGGCAAATATTATATAACAGAAGAATGGTCAGAAAGAGGTTGTTACTTAGAGCCATTTGTCAATAAGAATGGTAGAATTACCATGTGGGATGTGGTTGTAAGGAATAATGAAACAGGTAAAAAATATTTAGTTGCATCATCAAAATCTTTTAAAGAACTTAGCAAGACATTAAATTCTGTCAGAAAAAATAGTTATATCTTCCATGATTTGTTGAGTACAAGACAAGAAAACCCTCTTGGTCATATGTTATTGGTGCAGAGGACTTATCAATAATCCAAGAAAACAACCCAAGAAAAGACCCATCCTAGTGATGGGTTTTTTTTTGAAATAAACACTTGATTTATTTTACAGCATAATATAGGTTATATATTAACATACCAAAAGTATGTTTCATTTTAGTATTAAGTTAATAATTAAATTTACTCCCAACCCTCATATGCAAATGTGAGGGTTTTTTATTATGACAGAAAAAAATAATGTAGTTGATACACTTCTTACCTTGAGGAATGACCCTGTATTGTTCTGTAGGACAGTATTACAAGCTGAACCTCAAGCATGGCAAAAAGAAGCATTAAACAATATAAATAAAAATAATAGAGTTTCAATCAGAAGCGGTCATGCTGTTGGCAAGACTACATACCTATCTTTTGTGGTATTATGGTGGTTGACTACTCGCTATCCTGTTAAAGTAGCCTGTACCGCTAACTCAGCATCACAATTAGAACAGATACTTTGGTCAGAGATACAAAAATGGCACAAGATGATGCCAAAAGCATTTCAAGATGAACTTGAGTTCAGGTCTGATAAGATAACTTTAAAAAGTGTTCCTGACTCATTTTGTGTGGCAAGAACAAGTAGACGTGAAAATCCTGAAGCATTACAAGGTTTCCATTCACCTAATATGTTATTTATTATTGATGAAGCATCAGGTGTTCCTGACTTGATATTTGAGGTCGCACAAGGTGCAATGTCTACTCATGGTGCTAAGACTATTATGGTTGGTAACCCCAATAGAGCATCAGGTTATTTCTATGATTCATTTACTAAAAATGCTGAATCATGGAAAACAATGACAGTATCTTGCTTAGATGCTGATACAGTTGACCCTCAATATGTTGAGGATATGAAGAAACAATATGGTGAAGACTCTAATGTTTTTAGAGTGAGGGTATTAGGTTTACCACCTGAAACAGATGATAACTCTATTATATCAAGAACATTGGCAGAATCTGCCGTCAACAGAGAAGTTGACCCTATAGAAGCTATGCCTATTTGGGGCATTGATATTGCAAGACATGGTTCTGATAGATGTGCATTATGCAAAAGAAAAGGCAATGTAATCACTGAACCTATCAAGCATTGGGGTGGCAAAGACTTAATGGAAACTGTAGGTGTTATCATGGCAGAATATGATTCTACTCCATATAAAGATAGACCATCAGAGATATTGGTAGATAGTATTGGTCTTGGTGCAGGTGTTGTTGATAGGTTGGTAGAGTTAGATTTACCTGCTAGGGGCATTAATGTAGCTGAGTCAAGTAGTATGGCAGACAGATATATGAGATTAAGAGATGAACTTTGGTTCAAATGCAGAGAGTGGTTAGAGCAAAAAGATTGCAAGATTCCTGAACAAGATGAACTCATTAATGAAATTACCAATGTCAGATATGAAATACTTTCAAGTGGTAAGTTCAAGGTTGAGTCCAAAGACCAAATGAAGAAAAGAGGTTTTAGGAGTCCTGATGTAGCTGATGCTTTAATGCTCACATTTGCAGGTTTAGCGGTGAGAGCATCAGGTAGTGGTGCAGGTTATAAATTTAACCAACGTATTGATTATGGCAATAATGGTTGGATTGTATGAGCAAAAAAGACTCCTACATAATTAAAACATTATCATTGCAAGAAGTCTTAGATGGTCAAGAGGTGCATGATTGTAATAGATTCTTTGCAGATATTATTACACAATTAATGACAGATGATATTGCTGATGGTGATACTATAGCAACATCATTATGTATGTTGGCACATGATATGTTGGTTGCACAGCACATGACTTCATATGAAATACAAGAATTTGTGGACACAATATTCCCTAGAACAGGGTATCAACTCCACTTACATGATTAGCCACCTACTAACAAAGTCACAAGCTGATATATAATCTTACACACTTATCACTTCTTGTTTGTAGGTGGTCACAGAGGTAAAAATGGTAAAAAAAGCATTTCAGAATAAGAAGGGTGGACTTAATCAAAAGGGTCGTGATTTCTTTAAAAGAACTGAGGGTAGTAATCTTAAAAGACCTGTCAACAAAGGTACAAATCCTAGACGTATAAGTTTTGCAGCTAGGTTTGGTAATAATCCCGGTCCTATGTTGGATAGTAAAGGTAGACCAACTAGGTTAAACCTTGCACTTAAAAAATGGGGATTTAGTTCAAAGGCACAAGCAAAATCATTTGCAAATAAATATAAGAAGACATAATGCAAAGCAAACTATTTAGTTTCATTGAAAGTGTAGCAAATGTCATTGTTGGTTTTGTTGTTGCTGTATTATCAAATGTTTTGGTCTTACCTTTTTTTGGGTTTGAGCCAACATTTAATGAAGCTGCAAGTATTGGTTTAATATTTACATTAATATCATTATGCAGAAGTTATATACTAAGAAGATTGTTTAATAAAATAAAAAGATAGGAGTTATCAAATGCCCGGTATGAAAATGTATTCAAAAAAAATGACTATGAAGCCTATGAAAAAAGGTGCTAAAAAGAAACCAATGAAATCTATGAAGAAGATGTCATATGGCAAAGGCAAAAAGTAAATCAACTGTCAACAAGGCAGGTAACTACACAAAACCTACTATGAGAAAAAATCTTTTCAATAGGATTATGGCAAGTAATAAAGGTGGTAAAAGTGGTCAATGGTCAGCGAGAAAAGCACAAATGTTGGCAAAGCAATATAAAGCAAAAGGTGGAGGGTATAAGTAATGGCAATGAAAAAGACATTAACAAAACGTCAAGAAAATGCTCTAACCAATCATAAGAAAAAAGGCACTCACACCAAAAAGCATATGGATAGTATGAGAAAAGATATGCTTAGAGGTATGACTTTTACTCAAGCACATACTAGAGCCATGAAAGGTGTTGGTAAGTAATGGCACTCAAACCAAGACAAGCTGCACTAAGAACATGGGGCAAAGAAGAATGGGGTACTAGAAGTGGTAAACCATCAATACAAGGGTCAAAAGCTACAGGTGAAAAGTATTTACCAAAAGCAAAAAGACAAGCCATGTCAAAAAAAGAATATGACAGATTAACAAGACTAAAAAGACAATCTATCAAAAAAGGTAAGCAGTTTAGTCGTGACCCTAAAAAGAAAAGGTAAGTAAATGGCAAAGATGGATGATGCTTCTTTCAAGGCATTGATTAATGACTATGTAACAGAAGCGGTTAATTATTATGATACTGAGTTCGCATCAGAGAGGTCAGAAACATTAGATTACTATTTAGGTGAGCCTTTTGGTAATGAAGTAGAAGATAGAAGTCAAGTTGTAGCAACTGAAACAAGAGATACTATAGAGTATATCATGCCACAATTGATGAAAATTTTTCAGTCTTCTGACAGTTTTGCACGTTTTGTAGCAAGGCAACCTGAGGATGTCAAGGCAGCAGAACAAGTAACAGACCTCACAAACTATATTATTAATAGTGAAAACAGAGGTTTTGTTAATATATATAATTGGTTCAAAGATGCCTTGTTGTTTAAGATTGGTGTTATGAAAGTCTTTTATGATGAAAATCTTGAAACTGTTGAAGAAGAATATACTGACCTTGATGAAACTGAACTAACATTATTACTAGATGACCCTAATGTAGAAGTGATTTCTCAATCAACAAATGAAGTAGGTGTGGTTGTAGGTGAATCACAAGATGTCCCAACAGAAGAAGAAGTAGACATTGATGAAATCCAAGATATAGTAAGTGGTGAAAATCAAATACCATTATCTGTTACATATGATGTGCAGATTAAAAGAACAAAAGATAATGGTAAGATTAGAATTATGAATATCCCACCTGAAGAATTTTTGTTCTCAAGACGTACTGTAAATTTAGAAACAGCAGATTTTGTTGCACATAGAACTACTATGAAAGTAGGTGACTTAGTCAATGATGGTTATGACTATGACACTATTATTGAACATTCAGGTTATTCTGAAATTGAAAATGAAATGGAAGTCCAACAAAGATTCCAAGATACTGAGGGTGGTGCTAAACATGAGAGCAAGAATGACCCTAGTATGCATGATTGCTTAGTAACAGAAATATATCTAAGAGCAGATTATGATGGTGATGGTATTCCTGAGTTAAGACGTGTTCTTTCTATAGGTGAGGGAAACTTCATATTAGAAAATGAGCCATTTGACCACATTCCATTTTGTGTCTTATCACCAATATTAATGCCACATAGAATGGTTGGGTTATCTGTTGCTGAAATGGTAAAAGACTTACAACTTATTAAGTCCACAGTTTTAAGACAACTTCTTGATAATTTGTATTTGACAAATAACTCAAGGGTTGCTGTAGTAGAAGGTCAAACAAACATAGAAGATTTATTATCTTCAAGACCGGGTGGCATAGTAAGAATGAGAGCGCCGGGTATGGTACAACCATTGTCTGTTCCACAAATAGGTTCAGCAGGTTTCAATATGCTTGAGTATATAGACCAAGTTCGTGACCAAAGAACAGGTTTCTCAAAAGCAAGTTTAGGTTTAGACCCTAAGGTTCTACAATCAACAACTGCATCAGCAGTTCAAAGTACAATACAAGGGGCGCAGTTAAAAACAGAAATGATTGCTAGGGTTTTTGCTGAAACAGGTTGCAGAGATTTAGCTAGTTTAATTTTATTATTATGTTCTAAACATATGATGAAAGAAAAAACAATTAGAATAAGAAATGAGTATGTGTCAATTGACCCAAGAGCATTTGATAATGAGTTTGACATTTCTATTGAGGTTGGACTTGGTAATGGTAAGCAAGAAGAAAAAATGCAAATGCTTCTACAAGTTGCAGGTAAACAAGAACAGTTAATCCAAACATTAGGTATGGATAATCCTGTTGTTAAACCAAGTCAGTATGTCAACACACTATCTAAGATTATTGAGATGGCAGGATTTAAAGACACATCACAGTTCTTCAATAGTGCTGAACAGATTGACCAAGTTCTTGCACAGCAACAGCAACAACAAGCAGAAGCAATGTCCCAAAATAATAGTGGTGCAAATGCTATGGCAATGGAAGTAGACATTGAAAGACAAAAACTACAAGCGGACATTGCACTTGATAGAGAGAAAATGTTGCTTGAGATTGAACTAGAAAGAGAAAAGTTTGAAAGAACTTTAGAGTTAAGAAAATTAGAACTTGAAGCTGAACTAGAGTTAAGAAGGCAAAAGTCAGCATTGGGTGGTAATATTAGCACCAACCTACCACAAGCATAAAATATAACATGTCACTTGATGAAGATAAAATAAAGGGTGAACTAGCTGAAACCCTAAGAAATAACCCATTGCTGAAAGAGATATTTGACGTAATGAAAGAATCATACATCACAGATTGGTCACAGACTGAACTGAATGATGTTGATAGTAGAGAACATGCTTTCTATTTACTTAGAGCATTGACAGAAATAGAAGACAAGATAGAGTCTATTATTTCTTCAGGTAAAGTAGCAACTAAGCAAATAGATAGCATTGTTCGTAAAAAATAACCAAACAATGAGGTAAACATGAGTAGTATTCCTGAGGGAACTAATCCTGATACACCGCTAGATACACAGACAGCGGTAAATTTACTTTTGAATAACGATACCACCCCTACTCAGGCAAGTGAGGATGTTCAAAAGTCTGAAGACACACCAATTGAGGATGTGTCCACTGAAGAAACTGAAGTTGAAGAAGATGTAGACGTTGTAGAACAATCTGCTGATGATGATACTGAAGAAGAAAGTGAACAGTATGATGAAGAATCTGATGAAGAAGAAATCCCTGTATATTTAGCAAAAGTTGATGGTGAAGAAGTTGAGGTGTCTGTAGATGACTTAATTAAATCATATCAACTAGAGCAAACTGCACAGAAACGATTGCGAGATGTAGCTGAAGATAGAAAGAAAATATCTTCTGAAGCACAGCAAGTTGAAGCAGAACGTAAATACTATGCTGAGAACATTGCACTTCTGCAAGATGCCTTGAAACAAGTTCAAACAGGCAACAGAACAGAACAGCAATGGACAGAGTTGTACCGAACTGACCCTATTGCTTATATGAAAGCAAAAGAAGATGCCCGTGACCAAGAGCAAAAAGCACAAGTACTTGCTCAAGAGCAGATGGCTCTGCAACAAAGACAGATTGAAACTGAACAGGTAAAATTATTAGAAAGAATACCTGAGTGGAAAGATAGCGAAGTTGCACAAAAAGAGAGAAGTAATATTGTTACTTATGCAAAAAGGTTTGGGTTTAATGAGCAAGAAATAGCTGCAACTAATGACTCAAGAGTAGTTGATTTATTAAGACGTGCTTATCTATTTGATGAGTTACAATCAAGAAAACCAACTGCTACCAAAAGAGTTAAAAAAGCACCTAAGATGCTCAAAGCAGGTAAACCAAAAGGCAAAGTAGATACACAGCAAATTGCTAAGAAAAAGGCATTTGACCAACTAGCGAAGTCGGGTCGCAAAGAAGACGCGATTTCATACTTACTAACTAAATAACTGATTAAGGAAAAAACAAAATGGCAACTTACGCAACGGCAAATGCGATTGGTCAGAGAGAGGACTTGAGCGACATCATTTATAGAGTTGACCCAACTGAAACACCTCTTGTGACAGCAATGGCAAAAGAAACTACATCAGGTGTTACAACTGAATGGCAAGTTCAAGAACTAGCTGCAGCAGTTGATACAAACTATGTAAATGAAGGAAGTGACTACTCTTATGTCAATCCAAGCGCAACAACTAGACTGAATAATATTCATCAGATTTCTGCACAAGCAGCACAAATCTCAGGAACATTAGATGCAGTTGATACAGCAGGTAGAGCAAAAGAATCTGCCTATGTAAAGGTTTTAAAAGGATTAGAGCAAAGACGTGACATTGAGAAATCATTGTTCAAGAATGAAGCTAAATCCGGCTCAGACCCAAGAAAAACTGCAAAACTATTAACATGGATTACAAATGGTTCTAAACCATCTGACATGGGTTTTGCAGCAGGTACAGGTGCAGACACCGCAGATGTAACAGGTACAAATGCAGCACTTACACTAGCTAAAATTGATGAAGCAATCAAAGCTGCTTACATTGATGGTGGCTCACCAAGTATGCTACTAATGTCACCAACTAACAAGGTGAACTTTAGTGGTCTATCATCAGGTTCAGTAGCAACTAACCAAATCACAACAACTGCTCCTCAAGAAGCAGCAATTGTTGGTTCAGTAAGTTTATTCTTATCTGACTTTGGTACTTTAGATGCTGTAGTTGATAGGCAGGCGACTGATGCTGAAATGTATGTAATTGACAAAGACTATGTGAAACTTGGGTTCTTACCGGGTAGACAATTTAGTGTGTCAGACGTAGCACCAACAGGTGATACAACAAAATTTAGTATTATATCTGAGTATGCCCTCATTGTGACGGCTCCAAAGGCTCATGCAGTAGTTATGGGACTAAACGGCTCATAAAACTATAACAGAGTGGTGGCTATATGGTCACCACTCTTTGAGGGTTTAAAAATGAAGAAAATTTTATCAAGTGATGGTGTGTCAAAAACCACATCAATGGATTATGATGTTCATAAAGAAGAATATATTATTGAAACTGTCCAAAAAGTTGATGGAGTAAAAGACCTTGCCAAAGGGCAACTCCAAGACCACCGAGCAGGTGACATGATTGGGAACACTCAAAAGCATTGGCAAAAAGTAGGTGAGATACCCAATACAATCTATTATGACCTATTGCAAAAGTTTGGTAGTCCACAACAGAACCCAAAAGCATGGTTCAGGTGGTTGCAAGACAGTGACAATAAAGCATTTAGAACAACTAATGGAAGACTAGTATAATGGCATTTTCAACATATAGTGAATTGAAAACAGAGATTGCTAATTTCTTGGCAAGAGATGATTTGACTACACAGATACCTAGTTTTATCACACTAGCTGAAGCAAGAATGTCAAGAGAGTTAAATTCAAGAACTCAAGAAAAAAGAGCAAATGCAACTACAACATCAGGTGATGGATTTATTTCATTACCAACTGATTTGAGGTCTATTAGGAATGTCCAACTAAACACAGACCCAATAACTATACTACAATATAATACTGCTGAAATGTTGAATAGAGAATACAATTCAGGTGGGACAGGTAAACCAAAGGCATATACAATCATAGGGTCTGAACTTGCAATAAGACCTATACCTGATACAGCATATACATTAGAAATTATTTATGGTGAAAGTTTAAATTCTTTATCAGACACAACTACAAATAATACTATTTTAACAAGACACCCTGATGCATATTTATATGGGTCACTTACTAATGCTTACTCTTATCTAATGGATGAGCAAAGAGCCACTACATATGATGCATTGTTTACAAGAATCATGTCTGAGATTATCAAAGATACAGAAGATGCTAGGTATGGTGGTGTACTATCAATGAAAACAACTTATAGAGGAACATAACATGTCAGCAATGTCAGATTATTTAGAAAATGAAATATTAGACCATATACTTAGAAATGCAGCGTACACTCCTGCAAGTGCAGTTTATATTGGACTATCAACAGGTAGCTTTAATGATGATAACTCAGGAACAGAACTAAGTGGTAATGGTTATACAAGAAAAGCAATTGCCTTTGACGCAGCATCAGGTGGGGCAACAGATAATACATCTTCTGTTGACTTTGATGCAGCAACAGGTAGTTGGGGCAGTGTATCTCACTATGGACTATTTGATGCAAGTTCTAGTGGTAATCTACTTATACATGGTGCATTTAGTGCAGCAAAAACTGTAGCAAGTGGCGACATACTTCGTATTGCAGCAGGTGAGTTAGACATAACCGCGGCTTAGTATTATGGCAACCCTTGAGCAGCTAGATGCATTTGGGACTATGGATGGACTTGATTCATTTGGAAGCCTTGAAGCATTAGACAACTTGACGTTACATGAAGCATCAGGAACAGGTGCAATAGCAATTACAGAAAGTGCAAGTGCTGTTCGTATGCAACAAGCAGTGGGGTCAGGTGCATTAGCGATAACCGCAACTGCAAATGCAAACTTCTTGGTTAATATTGCAGGTACAAGTGCAATAGCTATTACAGAGTCTACAGGTGGAATCCTTATACATGGTATGAGTGCAGCGGCAGGTATGAGTATT